GATGTTGAGGTTAAAGCGTGAAGTTAAAAAACAGACGAGGCAGGTTTATCAAAGATACTTGGTGGAATCGGTTGAGGGTAAAGTGGTGGAGATTGGTTAAGGTGTTGTAACTAAAAAAGTGTTGACAATTCAGTAAAAGAGCGTAAGGTATTACATATCAAGCTCCTTACTGGGTAAAGCTACTAAAGATATAGTAAGGAGTAATGGATGGCGTTAAGACAGATAGCAAATTCAGTTCTACGAAGATTAAGAGAAGATAGTATTTCCTCTGATTGGTCTGGCTCGTATATTGATACCACTTCACTAGATGATTATCAGAAGTTAATTATTGACTTTGTAAATGAGGTTAAGCGTGAGGTAGAGGATGCTTGGGATTGGAGTAGCCTCAGGCGCACTCAGACAGTCACTACAGCGAATGGAACATCTAACTATACAATCACAGGGGCATCACAGAGAATGCGCTTACTGAGCGTTATAGAGCAGTCTAATGGGGTTTATCTAACAGAGGTCTCTGATACTTGGATTAAGCGTGCTCAACAACCAGCCTCTAGCATTTCTAGCGGTCGCCCATCGCATTATTCTATCAACGGCATTAGCTCTGGTGAGCTGACTGTAGATTTATGGTCACAGCCAGATGCAGTATATCAGGTAGACTTTAATATGGTTGATCCGCAAGAGGACTTAGTAAATGCTACAGATACTCTAACGGTCTTGGAGAATATAGTTATATTGGGAGCTTGGAGTAGAGCTATTGCAGAACGAGGAGAGGATGGTGGCTCTATGGTGAGTACAGCACAGGAGAGTTATAGTGGGGCATTGAAAGATGCTATAGCACAAGATATGTCTCGTAATACGAATGACTGGGTAACTATCTAATGGCTGCCCCTCTTCAACCGTTAGTGCTGAATGGGTTAGGGATATATGGCTTAAATACGCAGTCTAACGACTCGTCCTTACCTCCTCAATGGCTTACAAAAGCTGATAATATTATGCTGGATGATAGAGGGCGCATTACATCAAGAAAAGGCGTGAAGCAGGTCTCGGAGAATATAGGCACAGATTCTAGCAATACGCTTATAGTTAAGGCGGTAGGTGAATATAGAAGCACTACAGGTGATGCTACAATTTTTGCAAGTGCAGGTAGTGGTATCTATAAATTAGAAACTACAGGCTCTCCCAGAACAATGACTTTAGAGGTTTTTACAGGAACACCTCAAACTATCACTGATGGTAACTGGCAGTTCTGTAACTTTAACGGCAACTTCTACGGAACACAAGCTAATTATATCCCTATTCATTATGATGGTACTGATTGGATGGATTTGGATGATACCTCTGGATATAACGCTCCCAATAATGTAACCACTTTTAATCCCAGCTCATGCCTTGGTGACTTTGGTAGATTGTGGGTTGGTGGAGTTAGCGAGGGGAAAGATGTACTTTATTACTCAGACACATTAATAGGTCACAAATTCAATACAGGTGCAGCAGGATATGTTGACTTAAAGACTGTATGGGATGGTGATGAGATAGTGGCTTTAGCATCATTCAACGGTCAGCTAATTATCTTTGGGCGAAGAAATATTGCTATATATAACGGTGCTGATGATCCTGACACTATGGCTTTAGATGAAGTTATACAGGGAATTGGTTGTGTAGCTAGAGATTCTGTACAGGCTGTAGGTGATGAGCTGGTATTCTTATCTAATTCAGGCGTAAGGGCTTTAAGTAGAACTAAGATTCAGGATAAGATGCCGCTAACTGATTTCTCTAGAAATATTAAAGATGCGATTATATCTGCTACCATATCATCAAATAAGGATGAGGTTAAGGGTATGTATTGCTTGTGTGGTGGATTTTATGTCCTAAGTTTCACAGAGCAGAACGCAACTTATGTATTTGACTTTAAGTATGCTAACGAAGATGGATCACCAAGAGTAACTAAATGGACTTTCTCTAAAGGTAAGCAGCCTAAATCATTCTTATCTACATACGATGGTAAGCTGTATTTAGGGCAGGGAGCTACTAAGTATAAAGGGCGTATAGCTGAGTATGACGGTTATCATGATAGAGAGTATGATGGTGCGGCATATATTAACAATACTTACCAAGGGTCTTACAGGACTGTTTGGTTAGACTTTGAACAGCCTGCCGCTAGTAAGATATTGAAGAGATTGTACTTAGTGATTGAGGGTGGGTTTGGAATGTCAGTTGCCTTAAATTGGTACAAGGATTACTCTAGCGTAAAAGGCACTAGATCATTAGTTATTAATGATGGGGCGGTCTCCTATCTTTACGGTGATGTAGCATCTCTATATGGAGCGGCTAAGTTTGCACCTATGGGGTCTCCTAAAGAGTATAAAGTGGCTTTGTCTGGCGCTGCAAAAGTATTGCAATTGGAAATGATAGGAGTAATTAATGGGTATAAGGCTAGTATGGCTAGTATGATTATTCACGCAACCAGAGGGAAGATAGTATGACAGAGCAACCTTGGTGGATGAAGTCAATATCCTCTCACCCTTATTACACTACTCCAACCAATAATCCTGATACTTATTATGGTTTTGGTGGTCAGGCGTTCACTCCAAATAAGAGAGAGTTAGCAAGATCATCACAGGCAGTTACAGTAACACCACAAGGAATGCTACAAAGAGAGCCTAGTGGTAGTTTTGATTTTGGTGGTGATAGTTCAGGGTTAGGTAGCCAAGATTTCCATAGTCAGTTTGGGATGGAGCAACCTACAGTTGATAATTGGGCTGATTTTGGTAAGGCTATATCAACTCCTGCTAAATATGCAGGTATGGCGGCTCTTGGTCTTGACCCTGCTAACGCAATGTTTAATGATGTAACTGGCGTAATGGTTAATGATGTTAGATCTAATCTTTCACCTGAAGTACAGCGGGCGGCTCAATATGGTATGCTAGGTTATGGTTTAGCGACAAATCCTGTATCAGCAGGCATAGGATTAGTTGCAGGTCAGTACGGAGCTTATGATCCAGCAACAGGTAAGAATTTAAGTCATTATACAGCATCTAATATAGGCTTACTTGCAGCTAATCCATTATTAGGTTTAGCTTCAATAGCTTATGATAAATTGACCGCTCCTAGCTGGGAGAGTAAAGGAGTTGATGACTGGACTCCAGAAGAGTTTAATGATTGGTATAGTGCTCAATATGACCCTGCTGATCTTACAGCTCCTCCAAATATCACAAATTACTATCAGGATTCAGAGGGTGGCTGGGGTGTAGATGGTTATTCGGATATGGAAGCAGAGGGTGGATTCTACGGTACTGATGATAATTACGGTCTAGCAGATAGTGGTCCAAGTGATTACGGTGGTGGTAATGATAGTGGAGGCGATAGTTCTGATGGTGGCGGTTTTGGTGGTGGAGATACAAGTGGAGTTGATTCTGGCGATGGTAGTGCTGATTCAGAGGGTACAGATTCTGGCAATGGTGGAAGTGGTGACTCTGGTGATTCTGGAGGTTCAGTAATCTGCACAATGTATCGTGATGGTGGAGATGTAAGTCAGTCAGACTGGATGATGTGCCAGAAATATATCAAATATGAGTCTTACGAAACATATAAAGGGTACTTAATGTGGGCTACCCCTCTAGTTGAGGCGGCTAAAAAATACCCCTTACTTTACTTGGTAATGAGACCGTTATGGAAGTTATGGGTAAAGGAGATGGTGCATAGAGTGCGCCCAGCAAGAAAAGGGTCTATCATAGGTAGTCTAGTACTGTCTGTAGGTGGCTATATCAGCAGGAAAGTCTTTAGTGGTAGGGTTCGTAACAGTAAATTAGCAGTTAATTAGGAGAGGTAAGATGGCTTGGTATAATAGTTGGAATGATTTTGGAACTGCGGCTGGTAATGTAGTAGATACGGCTGGCGGTTTATTTGGTGTAGGAGATACGACAAAAGGTATTACAGGTTGGAATCAGTACGGCACTCCACAAATGGGAGTGACAGATACTAGAGGCTGGGGTGATGTTGCTAAAGATGTAGGTGGTCTTTACCTTGACTACAGGCAGGGACAGCAAGCAGAAGATGCAGCAGCTAATACTTTAGCCTCACAGAGACAAGCTAGTGCTGAGGCATTGAAAAGAGCACAGCCTTGGGATATTAGTGCGCCTACAGGAGTGGCATCTTTTAATCCTGAAACTCAGCAGGGAATGATGGGGCTTACTCCTGAAATGGAGGCTTACCGTAAGATATTTATGACAAGAGCGCCTAGTCACGCAGCGGCTATAGCACCTTATGAGCAAGATCCTTTTGGTTCTGCACAAGCACTTTACGCAAAAGAACAGGAGTTATATGCACCTGAGCAGGAGAGACAGAGACTTGCAGCGGAGAAACGCTTGGTATCACAGGGAATGTTTGGCTCTAGTGGTGGTGGTGCTCAAATGCAAGCTCTATTAGACGCACAGGGTCAGCAAGATTTGGCTAGACAGAACTCTGCTTACGCTAGATCACAAGCAATGATTGATCTGTACAGAGGTCGTGAGATTGGAGATATTGAAGCTGCATCACAGATAGCTGCACAGCCAATTAAGTTAGCAGAGCTTGGTAGAGGAATAGGTAGTGGATTAACTGGTGTAATAAATACAGGCTTATCTAATACTTCAACGGCTCTTACGAATTTAGGTGATACACAAGCCGCTAAGGGTTCATTCTGGAAAAGCATACTTTAGGAGTTAGTAATGGGATTATTTGAGCAAACAACACTAGCAGAGCAAGCTGCAAGAGATAATGAGGCTATGCAGATAGCTAAGTTACCTGCTGGTAGAGCACCTGTATATTATGCTGCACAAGCGGCTGGTGATTTAGGTAGGGGCGTAGGCGGCTTATTTGGAATTAAGAGTAAGGCAGAAGAGTTAGCTCTGAAAAAGGATAAAGTTAGAGAGACTATATTTAACGCACTACCTGATGACTTAGCAACTAACCCTAAGACTATGTACAAGGGCGCTACAATGCTTTTAAGAGCGGGTGAGACAGAGATGGCTCATAAGATGATGGAAGCCGCTAGGAAGCTAACAGAGGCTCAGAAAACTACTACAGGTAAGCCTACT